TCCACTTCTGGTAGTGCGCGTGCAGCGCCGCGCCGACGCCGCCCAACAGATGCTTGATGTGCTCGGGCGTGAACCCAGTCTTCTCCGATAGCTTCTCAAGGCCAATCTCGACCTCGGCCTTCACCACCGCCGTCGCAACAACGCCAGCCGCCCCTCCGGCAACCGGCCCAGCCACAGCGCTAACCGCAGCGCCAACCACCGCGCCAATCACGATGTCGCCTATCGTATCCGCCGCCTTGCTGATGAACGCATGGTGCGCCACCGTCAGCGCATGCGGCGGGAACGCAGCCGCAGCCTCACGCCACGTCATCGAGTTCTTGGTGACTGCCGCAACTAGAATCTTCGCGCTCGCGGGATCGCGCACATACCTCGTCGCAGCGATCACCATCCGATAGGCAGTCCGCAGCCGGTCGCGCGAAACCCCGGGCGGCAGCACCGGCTCCTTGAGATGCCGCGTCGCCTCGAACGCCTCGACCGCGCGCTTGATGTCCGACTTCGCCGCAGCAGCCACCTCGCCCGTGGTCAGCGGCGTCTTTGCGGTCTGCGCCTGCGCCAACACCCGGGACACCGCCGTCATCCCAGCCTGATGCGCCGTCGGATGGTCAGGCAGCGGGAACGCCTGAGCCTCATGCGCCCTGCGCCGCTCATGCGCAGCCTTGGCCGACGCTGAGCGCTTGGCCGACGTCGCCGCCGCCTTCTTCGCCGCAGCCTTGGCGGACTCGGTGCCCTGCGCACTCGTGAACCGCCCCAGCTTGTCGTGGTTCGGGTTGAAGTCGTCTAGCTCGGCATCCTTGGTCCGCACCACGTACTTGTTCGGCGGCGCAATCGGGACGCTTAGCTCCGGCGTGGCTTCCGACGCTACGCCCTCAGGTTCGTCCAACCACTCAAGATCGGACTGCGGATAGACGTCGACCTTATGCCCAGCCTCACCGAGATGCCGCTCAAGCTCCTGCTCGACCTCGGGGTCGCCAGACCGCGAGTAGAGCGTGTGCTCCACGCCGGGGCCGTATGGCATGCTCGTGACATCATGCGCGACGTCACGGCCCTCTGCGTTCATCCGTGACGCAATCGCCTCAGGCCGCATGCCCTGCCCGGCAGTCCATTTCCCAGCCGGATCGCGCGGCTCGTCCGGATCGTAATCCTTCGCCTGCTGCTGCTGCTGCTGCGGCGCAGGGATGCCCGGCCGACGCGGAGGGTTCGGCGGCACCCTGATCGGCTGCCCAGCCTTCGACGCCGCCTGAGCCCTGAGCATGTGGAACGGGTTGGGGTCGAACTGCCCCTTGTTCAGCATGCCCGGCGGAGGCGTCGGCAGCATCGCAGGCGGAGGCGGAGCGGGCGGCTCCTCAGGCTCAGCCCCAAACTCGTCAATCGCAGTCTCAAGCGCGGGATAGGTCTTGTCCTCGGTCAACTGGCTCACCACGCCCTCGCGCAGCGCGTCCTCGTTAATCAAGCCAAGGTTGACGTAAATCTGCGTGGTCTGCGCCTTCTGGAACGCCACCAGCGCCGCCTCAGCCGGGTTCTCCTTGAAGAGCGGATTCCACTCGTAGTCGATGTCCTGATCGTTCGATCCGGTCGCGCTCGCCACGATCACGCGGTCCATCACGTACATGATGCGCCGGTAGTCGCTGTGCTGAAGGCTCTGCAGATCGTCGTAGTAATACCGGAGATCGGTCTCGTTCCCCGCCTCCGTCCCCAGCCCCTTGTTCGGCGCTTGCCCCATGATCCGTGACATCGGCACGCCGCCAGCCGCGCACGAGACCTGCATCGCCACCCTGATCAACTCAGGCGTGCTGCCGAAGCTGGTGGTGATCCGCTCCCACTTCTCGCTCTCGTCGATCAGCAAGGTGTTGATCGTGCTCTTCGCCTGATTGGCTAGTTGCCACCGGGCCAAGAACTTCTGCGTCATGTCGTCGGTCGACAGATGACGGCTAAGCTCGGGGACCGAGACCACATCCATCTTCATGTCGTTGACCATGCTGGCCAAGCCGCCCATGATCATCGCGAAGTCCCGCAGCGAGTCATCAATCGTCTGCAGGACCGAATCGCCCCAGCCGCCGCCCATCGGGGCAAGCCGCCAGTCAGGGAGGGGGTTACCGGCGAACTCGATGACCCGGCTGGGGTGTACCCTGATCATCCCGTAGCTCGGCTGAACCTGCCGATTGATGTCAGGCAGCAGCGGAGCGCGGCCCTGCGGCATGCGCGGCGGCTGCACGAGGTTCTGCTGCCCCGCGTTGGTTGGGAACGCCTCGCCGGACTCGCCATAGAAACCGAACATCGGCGTCGAGACGGTGTAGTATTCAGGCCGCGTGTAGTAGGGCGACGCCACGTTGTAGATGCGCGGCCCCGCAGAAAGCTCGTAGCGGTTGAGCACCACCACCCACTGCAGATCGTCCTTGCCAACGTCGTCAGGATCAAGCTCGTCCTCGGGCTCGCCCACATCAACGCCCAGCAGCAGCGCCGCGCCGCCATAGAGACGAGCCCGCTGGATCGCCTCCATCGTCTTGTGGCGAAAGAACAGCCGCTTCTCCAAGCGGTCGAGCGATTGAATCTGCTTTTGGCTCGCCTGCCACGTCCGCCACTCCCGTGTGGAGTCGTAGGCTGGCAAATCCACCAGCCGCCGCGCCAGCCAGTCCGAGCGATACGCCGTCTCCAAGACGTTGCGGTCGAGGACGTTCAGATACCAGTTCGACGATACGCGCGGGTCCTTTAGCGTGCCGAGTCCGGTAACGAAATTGCGCAGGCTGTCTCGCGCATACATCCGCGCCGGGTGACGCCCGGGCAGCGGCTGATATGCGCCAAACATGAAATCGTTCATGCGGTCACCATCTGCGGAAGGAGGCGTCCCACTCGCCCTTCACCCAGATCATGTTCGACCGGGTGCGAAACGCCAGCGTATAGCGGCGGGACGGCATCAGCTTGAGCCACTCGGCCGAGGTGTCCTCGGTCAACCGCAGCGACTCGACCACCACCATGGTCGGCCGGTCGCCCTCGGCAGGCAGGCACTGGCTCAGCACCGTCAAATCCTCGCCCTCGATGTCGATGCTGAGAAGATCAGGCCACGCGCCGCCGCGATGGCCGACCAAGATGTCGGTCACCGTCCACGTCGGCACCTCGATCTCTTGCAGCACCGGGCCGCCAACATGGTCGCGATGGAAGCTCGCCAGCCCCGGGTTCTCGCCGATGTAGAGCGTGCGCGCGGGCAGCCGCTCGGTCCCGACGGCGCAATTGAGGTTCAGATCGCCCGGCCGGTGCTTCATGAACGCGCCCATGAGCTTCGGGTTGGGCTCGATGTTGATCCCGCGCGATCCGCGCGCATACAAGAGCGCCGTGTTCGAGATGATGAACGGATCGAACGCCCCGACGTCCAGATAGCTCGGCTTCTCCACCCCGAGCATGTCGAACAGAACCTTGATGATCACGTCCTCGCCATGGTCGGCGTGGGTCACCATGCCCATCAGCGGCGGCGGCAGACCGGCAAACGGATCAGCCGTCACGGGATCACGACCTTCCCGGCGCGGGGCTGCGGCTTGGCCGGGAAGCCGAGCGAGACCTTTAGCTCCTCCAGCGACCGCTCGACCTCAGTGAGCCGCCGCAACACCTCGTCCAGCTTCGCGTACAGCGCCTCAAGCTTCTCGTCGGCCATTTGCCGCCGCCCTCTCACTGCGTTAGCGTCGGAGTCTAACGGTTAGACTCTCGTGGAGACATCAATATGGACCGAATCGCCGACATGATCCCCGAATGCCTGTTGCGCGATGGCGCGCCGTTTGACGATGGTGCAGTCGAGCGCTTCTTCGCCGCACGGGGCGACGTGATCCTTACCGGCAAGGACGAGCATCAGCCTCTGCCGCTGACCCCGCTGCCGAAGGGCGTGTTTGCGCGGTATCAGGCGCATGTGGATCAGCAAAGCAGAGGGCGTAAGACATTCGGCTCCGATCCCAAGCTGAAGAGGCCATTGCTGGTCGGCGTGACCACGGGCGCGGAATTGGAAAAGCAGTACGCCAAGCCATCGCCGCCAGAGCCAACACCCCAAGTCGCCGAACCCAAGAAGACATTTGACAGAGTGGCTTACCAGCGCGAGTTAATGCGTAAGCGTCGCTCGGCGAAGAAGGCGGATGATCCGACCTGATGGTGGCAGAAATGAGCAAAAGCGCGCCAAAGCTGGGCTCGAAGCTCGCCCGGCTTCAGATGATGCGCCCACTAGGCGACTTCGCTGACGTCAAGGCGGTCAGCGGGCGCGGCAGGCCAAAGAAGGTCGGCAAACCTTGGGAAGCCGCAGGCATCTCAAGGTCCGAGTGGTATCGGCGCGCTATGCCGAGAGTCCGAGCGGGCGATGAGTGACCACGAACTGACGACGGAGCAAGACTGGCTTGACGCGATCAAACATGCCGAAGACACAGGCGAGACCGGACCGCTGGTCCGCATCCTGAGGATGCCTCATCGCGTTTTAAGCTACAAAGTCCGCAACGCTCTGGCAGACCTGTTCGAGAACTTTGAACTTGTTGACGAAAAATGACCGAACAGCACTGCTACCCATCCAACTATGGCCCGGGAGCGCACTGGGCCACCGATGCAGCATGGGAGCTTCTCGACCACATCAAGCCGGGCGTAATCCCTGACGACGTGCGGGCATGGCTGGCCGGGGCGTTCGCTGGCAGACTGACGCGAGAGCGCGAGCACGCGGACACGCTCGCCGCTGTCATAACCGATTGGTTCCGCAAGGGTTGGCAGACCACGGCTCAAGAGCAGCTAGCGATCCGCGAGCGCATCGACGCCGCCATCGCTGCCCTTAGCAAGGCTGAGGATAATCATACCGCCAATCGCTATAGTGATGGCACGAGCCCTCGGAATGATGCTTGACGTGGCCCGTCTCACCGTGCGGCATCGGTCTGGCATGCTCATCGATCACTGGAGAATGCTCAAACAGCCCCGGCGGATAGCCGTTGTCGGCCGGAGCAGGCGTCTGAGCCAGAACCAGCGCTAAGACGACAGCATTCGGACCCATCAGCCCACCCAAGACAGCGTTGCGTCATAGGTCGAGCCCGCCATGAGACTGGACATCGCCCACACCATCGCATCGACCCGGTCGGGCGAGCCCTCGCCAGCATAACCATCCGAACCCATCGCGGTCATCTGATCCTCAAGAAGCTCAAGCCCAGCGGCGTGGCTGACCAGCCCGCGCTCGTACAGCGCCGCAATCGGCTCGGCCCGCTGCACCTTGCCACGGGATGCAACCACCTCCTCGTAGCTGACCCACTCGTCGTTGCGGCGCGCCGACTTGATCGTCGCCTCGACCATCGCCCCGCCGAAATTGCGTTCTGCCACAAGGCGATCCGCCTTGAACTCGTTATAGGCGTCTATCGCCCGGCGCGCCCACTGGCCGGGCGGGAGCTTGCACGAGCGGTCGGCCAGCACGTAGCCCCGGCCATCCACGCCCTTGGCGCACACCACGATGCCAATGTGGCTCGATGCCCGCTCGCTCATGTCCCGTGCGCCGCTGGGATCGACCGCAACCACCACCCGCTGCATGTCCGGCAACGGCGAGACCATGCTGGCCCTTGCATCGTCGATCATCTGCCGGGTCCACAGCGCGCCCTGCAGGTCTTCGATGA